GCCATAGATACAAGAGGGTAAGAAGAATTCACGAGGGAAAATACCGTCATCATACTCTTTTCGAATGTAGAAGTTGGTATAAGGTGCTGGTTTTAATGTGGGAGAAAGGGTGGCGAGTTGGTTGTGCTGATGGTAATAAGTAACCAACTTCGCCGCTTCTAGGTTTGGGATTACGTTCTCATAGGTAAAGAAGTCGTAATCATACACACCATAGGTTGCCATTACTTTTCCTCCCCTTCCATTCTACTATACATTCTAATTCCGTCTTCCTCAATAATTACCTGTTCAATCAAATGTCCAGGAGTTCTTGAATACTTCTTCGCGCGGAAGCCATCTTCTTCCCTAATTCCACGTACTGCGATGATGTTACCACGACTAAACATCGACTTTTCAATTACGTGCTTTTTACCATCGGCCCCTCTTTCACTTATCTGACGATCATAATTCTGAAAGACTCCATAAATCTTTACATTTACAACTCCATCAGTTGTCAAAAGAGTTACTGTCTTTTTTGCCTTATCTCTATCAAGAACAGTTCCTACAATTCTTGAGAGTTTCATAATTGGAACCATTTTGCCTTTAATAGGAATGTACCTTTCAATTTGTGGCGTTGGGTCGAGTGCACCAAACTCATCCCATCCATAATCATCTGGATTAATAAACGCCAACTCGTGTGGATGAATATAACAACTAATTGCGTCCATTTCCCATTTACTAACAGAACCTTGACAGTACTTATCCCAAACATCACTCATTAAACGGTTGTTCATTTTTTCGAGTAAATCGCCCGCATTTTCTTTAATGAACGGTCTAATTTTATCCATCCAACCATCATAAAGTTTCTTCCATACGGTTTGCTTAATCTTGAACCCGCTTTCTGTATCTGCCACTTCCAATAAATCTACATCAAAATTCTTTTCATAGAATTCAAATGCAATATTGTCCATTCCAAAATAAGATGCATCCAATTTCATTGTTTTCAGATACTTATTATAGTTGAAGACGCGACGCACCATATCATATTCATCTGGAATAAGTCCAAAATCAATTAACATCTTCATGTTCTGAAGTGTGACCTTTTTCTTACAATCACTAATGTCTGCAACATACTCATACATTAAGTCTTCTCTATCGCCAAATCTATCAAAGGCGCCCGCTTTAATGAGGTTTATGACTTGTGGCTTTGAGACCTTTACCTTGGAAGTGAAGTCGTTAATGCTAGAATACGGACGTTTCGCCATAATGTCTTTAATGAGGTCTGCTCCGATTCGGGTAATGCCTGATAATCCATATCTGATGGTGTTGTTTCCAATGTCAGGAGAAAAAGTAAACTTAGATTCATTGATGTCTGGTCCTGAGATGGAGACACCAGCACTTTTAATTTTTCCAATAGCGCTTGCGATCTTTCCATAGTTTGTTGCCTTTACCTTTTTCTTTTTCTTTCCTTCTTTTGTTGTGATGATAGTTGCTGGGAAGCCGCTTTCGCTATCATCTTCTTCATAGGAAGAATCTTCTTCATCTTCTTCTTCATTAAATTCTTCCATTTCTTCGTAGTACGGCTCCTCTGCTTTTGTTTCTTCGGCGGCCTCTTCATCAATTTCTTCTGTTTCAATGCCGCCCGCGTCACTAATCAGACATGCACAATTCCAGAAGATAATCGGAAACCGATAAGCCAAATTCATTTCTTGAAGCGCAATTAGAGAATACGCAAGTGTGTGAGACTTATTAAAACCATATCCTCTACTATAGGCTACAAGAACTTTCCATACATAATTGCATAGATTGCGGCTCAATCCCTTTTTAGTACAATTTTCAAAGTATTCTGTGGTTAGCTGATCGAACTCTTTCGGGTTCTTCTTCGCAATAGACTTACGAAGACGATCTGCCCAAGTAAGATTGAAGCCGCCGCACTCTGGCATTTGTACAAGGGTCATAAAACCCTCTTGAGACTCACAAATACCATAAGAAGTATCAAGGACGGAATGGAGAAGTTCGCGCTCTTTTGAGGTCAAACCCCACTCTTCCATTTCTTCATCCCAAAGGGTTGGGTCTGCCTTGAAGCGTGCGAGCTTATCTGTCGGCATTTCTCCACCCTTTTCTTGCGCCATAAGGCGGATAACAGAGTTTAATGTTGCCAAGTCGTCAACAGACGTTGGCTTTAATGCGGCAATACCATTAATACCAGATTGTTTTTCCATCTGGAACAATGAGTTAATCTCATGGTTCAAAACCATTTGCCACATCTTCGGATCATCACGTTCAAGATTATATACTCCGATAATGGACTCATAAGTTTCCTTTAAAGTCTCTTTCGGTTCAACATATCCATATTCACAAAGCAAATCAATACAGTTATGAATCTTATCCATCGCTTCTACAGAAAGCGCATCATACTTAATAAGTGAGGCATCCTCTGCATCATGAAGCTCAAAAGCTGTACAAATTGTACCATCGGGTGCGCGCATCAAACCAGTTGAGTTTGTGAATGGTTCATCAACAAAGATAATACCACCGGCGTGAATACCAGAGCCACAAATCAATCCCTCAATACCACGCGCTACTTTCCACAGTTCAGGATAGTTCTGTGTCATTTCAATTACAAATTGTTTAATCGGCTCCCACCCATTTTCTTCATCACCATACATGCACTGGTCAAGTGTACGAAGCTGACCACGATCTGCCGGTACCAAACTTGCAACATACTGCGCGATATCAACGTCAATACCAAGACCGCGGGCCGCAGTCAAAATTGCGGACTTCGACTTCTCTGTACGGAAGGTTGCCACGTTTGCGACACGATCTTCTCCATAGACATTACGAAGGTGCTGAAGGACTTGCGCACGGCGGCTGCCCTCAATATCAAAGTCAACATCAAGAACGGATACACGCTCAGGATTCAAAAATCTCCATGCATATGTTTTTGTCTTTTCTCTTAATGGGTTAATTTGTGTGATACCCAATACATAGAGAAGAATAAAGCCTACACCAGAACCACGTCCAGGGCCAACGATTGAGCCAGCATTCCAACACTCATCAATAATTTTTTGAAGGTTCAAGTAGTACGCAGACCAATGAGCCTTATTGACTTCAGAAGAAATCCAAGTCATTTCCAAGTTAGAGTTAATTTCATTATAAGCCTCATCATTTTGAAGGTCTGGATGAGACTCAATACCAGCAATAATCGCCTCACAAAGACGATGGTCGCCTTCAAAATCTGACTCCATAAAAGTTTTCATATATGGAATCTTATCATAATATGTCGATGGCGCGGCTCCGCTAAATTCCTTCCACGGAAGAGAAGGAATCTTAAGAGGTTTCGCAAGTGAGAAGTCTTCACACATTTCACCAATTTTTTCAATTGACTTATATGCCTCTTCAATCTCTTCATTTGTGAGATAAGGAAAGAAACTACGAAGCTCATCATCAGCCATCATATATGTAGTCGCATAAAAGTCATCAACCTCTCTATCACCATTCTGCGCGTTCAGGTATGCCTTATGGATAAGACGGTCTTCCTTCTTCAAGTAGTGAGAGTCAGTTGTGATGATATACTCGAGTTCATGCTTGCGCGCGAACTCAAGAAGCTTTTTATTAACAATGATTTGTTCCTTATTCTTGCTTGGCTGCATCTCCAAATAGAAATTCTCTTTTCCAAAAATAGAAATCATCTGTTCGATCCAAAGGTCTAGCTTCGATTCATCAGTTCCACGCAAAATTTGTGTAGGAAGCGCGCCGCCTAAGCAGGCAGTTGAACCAATAACATGACCCGGATTCGCACCAATAATATCAAAGAGGTCTTGATAGTATGTCGGAACACGACGCATACCTCGCGCTATGTAGCTACGCTTCCACGCACGAGTTGAGATTTCAAAGATTTGCTTAGCGCCAATTTCATCCTTTGCGAGAAGAATGAAGTGATAGTATCTATCCACTTGAGAGTTATAATTTTCATTTGTAAGGCCATTTCTTACAAGATAAATCTCGTTGCCGCGAATGACCTTAAGGTCTGGATGCTTTTTCGCGGCTTTTTCTACTTTCAACCAACCACTAACACTTTCATGGTCTGTGATTGCAATAACTTTATGCCCAAGTTCTTCTGCATAATTGAGAGCATCATCAATCTTGATGATGCAGTCTCTCAAACGCAAATTTGAATATTCTGTATGGTTGTGTAATGAACCACTATATTTCATTAAACTTATCTCCGATTAATTCCTTTGTAGTATTCTTTCAATTCATCAAACTCTTCTTCTGATAATCCGAAGACTTCAAAATATGCATAGTAATAACAAATATCAATCCTTAATCCGTCGGAACTATAAATGTTTGTCATTGGATCTCCCGCCCAATTACGACAATTAAAAATTCCGCAGTCTGCACTCTTAAAGTTCTCTTTAATAATCTTTTTTGCAATATCAAGTTTGTTACTCATAATCATTATTCCTTTCTTTTGATACTTATATTATATCAAAACTTTTAAAAAAAATCAAGTTTAATATTGTCCTCATTCATTTTAAAACGCCTTTAAGTTATCTTCTTCTATTTCAATCTCTTCAATAAGAAGCTGAGTAGTAATGTGGCCCATATAGAGGTTCAAATTTGCCTTACCTACGAAGTTTAATGTTAGATTATCATACTTACGAAGTTGTTCAATGACATCTTTGCATCGGAACATTACACAAGTAACTCCATTTACAATAAACCTAATACTATTCTTTTCTTTACCTTGAATTGTGATATCTTTTGAACTTAAATGTACTTGTCTTACACTAATCTTAGGTGTTGGATTGTTACCGCCCCAAAGATTATCATAGCGTCCAATCTCTGTACAAAGCTTCTCTAAATAATCATCGGAGGCCCGCAACTCAAAGTTTACCTCATAACTATTTTCATTAAATGTATAGTTTGAACTTTTCTTATTAAACCAGTCAACAAAATCATCAAGATGCTTTGTTTGGATTGCTACACCATGTGCGCCAGCGTGGCCAAAGGCCCATTCTACATATGGACAATCACTATAGAATTCTTTCAAATTAGAAATAGGACTTCCATTTGGATTACGTGCGCTTCCTTTTGAGAGGTTATCATCACTCGCGCGCAAAATCAAGCACGGACGATGGAACTCACCAGATAATTTCATTGCAATAAGTCCATTTAACTCACTAGTAAAATCATCTTTTTCTGTCAATGGAATTACAATAATATTATTGTCTAAAAGACCATTCTCAAGGACTCTACCGCGAAACTCATCTTGATATTTTTCAAGTAGGCGCTGTTGACGTGATTTAACATTGGTAAGAACTCTAAATCCTTCTTCAAGAATTGATACCTTTTCACCTTTTGCGCCCTTTTTGTGAGATTCAACGATTCGTTCTGGATGAAGAAACATTTTATACATGAGAAGTTTTTCTTCTGGTTCACCAGTTCTCATACAACCATTAATATATGGTGCGACATAAAAGGCTACTGTCGTATAGTTTACCGTATTCTGCATTGAGAAAGCTTGCTTATCGCAGAAGAATTTAAAGGTAGGATAACGAACAGATGAAAAGCCAATATCAAAAATAGCTCGATTCTCAAGAGAAAAAGGACTCATTACATCTGATGCGCAACCCAAGGCAACCAAATCAATATATTTATCTGCATTTTTGGTTTCGAGTAACTGATCTATTCTGCGGCAAGCCTGCCAAGCGACTCCGCAACCAGCAAGATTTTTGTTTGGGTAGTTGGGTGAAGTTTGGTTATCTACATAAATTGTACCTGGAGCAAAGCCTACATCTTCATATTCGTGGTGGTCAAGTACGACCACCTTAATGCCGGCAGCGTTTAACTTTTCATGATACTTACAATCATTGATGCCCGCATCTGGTTCAATTATGAGGTCTACATTTGCTTCAATAAAATTTTCCCAACAGTCTTCCAATCCATGCTGCTTACCCTCGTGAAAGAAGTAGGTAACTTTTACATTTGGATCCATCTCATGAAGATAGGAATAAACAATGGTTGCACTAGTAATACCATCCACATCACTATCAATCACAAGACCAATATGATGCCCTGAGTCTACTGCATTGATGATTGCTTGCGCGGCCTCGTTGACATTGTCGAGGAGCGAAGGATCTGAAATGTTCGCCCAACTTGGATGAAGGAATTCTTCGATGCGGCCACCATCGACTCCTCGAGAGATCAATAGGTTTTTCAACCAATCTGATTTGAAGTTCTCATTTACTAATTTCGTTTTCATTCGTTTCTAAATCTCCATTCTACATATTCTCGCCATTCGCAATAAGTGCCGCAACTTTCATCCACCAGCTCACCATCTTTTTCATACTGGATATGCCATGACTGACCATAATCATCCATAAATATATTTATTAAGTGACCTTTGTAGATGGTTGAACCAATAAACACAAAGTAATCATCTGGTAATGAATCTTCAAGAAATTTAATTTCATCCATTTTTATTTTCCTCGCACTCTATAGATGAGATATCAACATCATCCAATTTCATAACAACCTCATTATCCTTACGAAAAGTAAGTGATTGAACCCCTACTACTTTATATTTATCGAGAATATTTTTAGATTTCTCTTTTTCTTTCTTTTCATATTCTGTAGTATTTATTCCGGTTCGAGAATTAAAAACCTCTTCGTAATTAGTCATTATACAATAATCGCGTTCTTCTTCTGGAGCATAATAATAACTACCAGGTTCGTTCTCGTATGCCCAAGTGTGAGCCACTACAGAATAAGGCCACCTATCAGCAAGTTCAAAATCATTATACGAAACTGCTGGTGGCTCACTAATACCACAAACGTCACAGACTAAATTGCGCGGATAGTTCTTTAAAAATTCATAAAACTCTTCTTTGGTAACTTTCTTATTTATTGGTTCTATCGAATAGTACTTATCTTGACTGAGCATATTTATTTCTTTTTTCTCCTTCCATTTTTAATCATCACAATTAACTGTAATATACCCACTACTAAAATGGCAAAGCTAAAATTGCCCTTCACCATTTCATTAATAATGTTCTGTATCATCGGTCCGCGGCCGCCCTCCTTCGTCTTTACAACGATCTAAATTACAGGTAATAACAAAGACATCATCCCCACAATCTGTATAATCTCCACTTGGAAGATATTCACAAAATTCACAATCTAAACATTTAAATTTACACATTTTATTTCACCCTTACCCTTTCTTTTAATAGTTGTTCAAAAATCTCCTGTCCATTATCACTAGGAGAATCTTTCATTTTACTAAGACCTTTTCTATCATATATAAAACTCATATTAGCATAATTTTTATATTTATTACAAATTGCATAAAGTTTATTAAAATACTTTTCTTCACCTTTCTTTTCTTCTCTATCAAAACAAATAACTATATTTCTAGGCGCGCAAGTTCTCATTAATAAATCAATCTGAAATTTATTTATATTGCTGCCGCAACCAGCAACTGCACAATTCGGCAACATAAAATCTTCAAACTGGAGAACCGACTTTTCACTTTCAAAAATAAAACACATTCCAGTCTCTTTAATTGCTTCTTTATTAAGATGTAAACCATACAAATTCAAACTTAGCGGATGATTATAAAATTTACCTTCTATTTGAACCGGCATATATTTACCAAACTCTTCTGCTTCTTCTGGATTAAGGGCGCGCCCTCTAATTCCAACTAATTCTCCATCTACATTATAATGCGGAATTATAATCTTATTCCATACTGGAGAATATCTAATTCCATACTTATCCATCGCCTCTTTTGTGATACCATCTTTTAACCACTCATAAGGATAATATTTAATAAACATATCCAAAATTCCATTAGGATAAACCTCTAACTTCTTAACATCTTTATTTACATAGTCTTCATAGTGGCTTTTATAGGTTAGTGGATTTGAAGATGTTGTAACGGATGCGGAACAATTTAAGACTACCTGAAGAACATCTTTAAACCAATCATACTGAATATTTCTTGTTTCATAATAATGTTTCAAAAAGTTGAAAATTGACATTCCGCCGCATTCAGTATAGCAATAAAAGATATGTGAGTCTTTATAATAGTATAACTTCATGGATGCATCTGAAACATCTTCGTTGTGACAAATTGTATTTGTAATTAAACAATCATCTTTTTCAATTACATCGTCCGCGCCGAGTTGATACAAAAGCTCTTTTACTTTTTCATCTTTTAAGTTTTCTACTATTTCCTGATAATTTATTGCCATTGTTATCCTTCCAAAGTCAATTCATTTACAAACTTTAATTGCTCCAAATATGTTTTTTCTTCATCAGTTTCCCAGTTAGGAACATAATTAAATTCTGCTCCGAAGCCTTTAATAACTTCCATTCTAGAATCAGTAGCAAACAAATCTTTCTTTCTTACGGTTCCAAGATCAACGTCACTCCAGATTCTAATCTGATTCCAACGACCAGCTCTGACTTTAAATACATCATAAACCATTGTTGGGAAGAATGATAGTCCTCCTTCATTTTGAAAGAGCTCCAACTCTTCTTTAGTAGGTCTCGCACAAATTACGCCAATGTCGGCTTTATTGATAATAGAACGAGAGCCCGCGAGAGAACTTTCATTTCTAATATCTTCATTCTTATCACTATTCGCATTAACCTGAGTTGAACTCATCATAAATACATTTTGTTCAACCGCCAAATCTTTTAGTGCTGTTGAGAACATCAATAAAATCTCATCATTTCTTAAATGAAATCCATTAAACTCCTTAAGCAAAGAAGGTGAGATATGAATATAATCATAAAATACATACTCAATATCATGCATCAGCACATTTTCTCTTACAAGAGTTTTTACCAATTCAATTGTTGGGTTCGGCATACGAATAATATAAAAATTGTCTTGATACTGCTCAAGAACCCATAATGCCTGAGCAATTATACGTTTTTCTTTATCTGAGAAATCTCCACCATACTTGAACTTTGTTTCATTTATTCCAGTAAGATAAGAAAGAATAATTGTCTGGACTTCTTTCGGTGTCTGCTCTGTTGTTATAAATAAAACTTTCTTACCACTTCCTGTCTGGACCCACGCGTCTTTATCTATTTCATATCTAAAAGGAAACGCAATATAACAAGCATCACCTACCGCTTGACGCGTCTTACCTACACCGGAACCGCCAGAACGTAGTACGAAAACACCTCTGCGCGCGCCCATACAAACTTCGTTGAATATCTCTCCTTGAAGCGGCACACCGACATTTGTGCTTTCTTTTGCCTCTTCAAGAATTTCTTTCATACCTTCAAAAACATTGATTGTTTCTGTTGTATCATTTTGTATAAACTGTCTTTCTACTCCAAGAAGTTTTGCTTTTATTAAGTCAATAATATCACTCACTTCAAGAGCTTCAAACTTCTTATTAACTTCTATTGCTTCTTTTGTCAAAGCTTCTTCAACATAGAACTCACTTGTGTCAAAGCCTTTTTGTTTAAAGCTTTCCAAAAGATTAAACTTCTTTAACTTTTTATAATAATATGGAAAGTTGCCTTCATCTGAAAGAGATTCCGCATCCTGAAGATACTTAATTCCATTTAGTTGCTTAAAAAGAATTCTAGCGCCATCATTCGTATTTAAATAATTCTCAACATCAATAGGATGAACGCGTTCCGCGCCATTACGGTATAAACTATCGATAGCAACAAAGACAAACTTATCCAAACGATAATAAAAATCATCTGGAGTGAGGTTATACTTATCTGATTCGCTCAAATATTGTGGGTGTTTCATCAACGCTCCAAAAATCTGGAGAACACATGATTTATCAACCATTACTTATACCTCGTCTAAATTAAATTTTGTCTTATTCTTAACTTCTTTTTTAGGTGTAAAAAATCTAACTTTTTGAGACTGTCTCTCTTTTATTTGTTCAACAATTGCATCGATAGTACCAGCCTTTTTATTTTCAAGATTAACCCAATACTCTGCGGCGGTATTATAGATACTTGAGACTATGCCAATACCACCCGCAGACTTTTCTTTATCTCCATGCGCGACTTCATAATAATAGCGCAAGGCAAAGTAAATACCTTTGGGTGTCATCTTTTTCTCTGGTTTTGTAAAGTTAGCCCATTGACTATTTATCTTTGAAAAATCAATAGACATCTTCACGTCACGATACAAATAATCAATTACACTTTCTTTCCAAAAATCTTCATCACCATTCGCGGTTGATGCAAAATTGCGGGTCTTAACCCATTCATCATAACAACTTTTATGATAGTATGATTGTTTACCAATTACTACGAAAGGCTCTTTTTCTGTGTCAAATTTTTGCTTACAGATGCGACATTGAATAATATGTGGAGCCATAAGCCACTTCCTTTCCATCTTTTTATCTTACTTTATTATACCAAAATTTTTATAAAAAGTCAAATTCAAAATAGAGGAGCACAGACAAAATCCATACTCCTCTATTTATATATTAACCGCCGCGACTAGGCGGGGAAAATCACATTTCTCGCATTTCATCAACTACGAGAGCCATTAAATCTACCTGGTCTTCGGTAAATTCGGACAACTTCATCTTGTGTCCCATTATCATTTCAATCTTTTTAAGAATAGTGGTAGCGTTCTTTTCACCAGTCTCTTCGTCTTGATTGACGACAAGTGCTGTCCAAAGCTCCTTAGCCTCTTCCTGTAAGCTCTTGAAATCAATTTTTTCTTCTGTTGTTCTTTCGATCTTATCTACTACAACAGCGCCGTTTGCCTCTTCGGCTTCAATAGCTCTAGCTAATGCTTCTACGAATTCTTTGTAGCCAAATTTAATTTTTGGCTCTAGATATTTAAAACGACTACCAGCTTGGATTGTTTGTGTAGCACGCGTTTGAATCCAACGCTCACTTTCTCCATTCTCATTCCAGGTTTGAGTAATAACACCAATAATATCTACGAGACCATTAACAATCTTCAAACAACGGTTATTAAGGTCAGGTTTAAAACCAATAGTAACTTTTTCTTTACCCTTTTCTTCGGTTACATCCTTCAAGTGGCAAGTCATAATTAAACCATAACCCATCATTGTAATCTTACGAAGAGAACCTTCAAACTCCTTTGAAAGAGCTGAGTAACCTCCACCGTATGGAATATCACCGATTTGCTGAACACCATTTTGTGTACAAATAAACTTTTCACAAAGATCATAAGCTACACCAACTGTATCAACGCAGATAGTAGAAAATCTTTTCTTAGCTTCTGGTTTTTCTAACTGGCGCAAAACAAGCTTAAAATCGCTCCATTTTTCAATCGGCTGAACCATCGCGCCAGGACGAGCATTTGTACCCATTTCAAAAGCAAGAATCAATGCATCTGGTGCCATAGTGCAAAATTCAGTTTTACCAATCTTAGGCTGACCCGCAAGGAGAATATACTTCTCCCTGAGGTCCTTTGAAATGACACTAGGCTGAATGCTAAATATGTCAATAGCCATTAGTCACTCCTCCTATTAAAAACCGAGATCCTTCTTTCCCTTTGTAGAAAGATCAGCCTGAACCGGCGGGGTCTTAGCAGTAGACTTCTTACCAGACTTCATGTCTTCGAGTTTCTGGTTACGAAGTTCCATACCAGCAGTAATCTCCTCAAGAGACCAAGCGGCCTCATCATCAAGAGGCTCCGGTACACCACCAGTTAAAACAATCTCATTAACAGAGACTGTACGGGTGCGGCTCTGAGATTCACCGATACCCATTTCTTCTACGACCTCTTCAGTACGAGAAGTAAAGTTCAAACGACCAACACCACGATGGCATTCACCAGCAAACCAGTTACTTTCAATACCATCAATAACGTTTGGATTAGTAGCAATAAGCTTCATAACGTCAACCTTAAGAGCCGGTGCATTCTCTGCTGTGTACTGCGGAACAATAACATCAAGCTCAAGGCATGGCGGATCAAGCTCAACGCCTTCCTTATCAACTGCGCGACCGATCTTAGATACCATAAACTCAAGATCAAACTTAGCCTTAGGCTCAAATTCGCCAGTTACCTTATTAACAAAATTTGTGTAGATACGCGGATAAGAAACAATCTTACCGTTCTGGCCAACAAATTCATTTGTTCTCAATTCACCACCAGTGATACGAACCTTATCAGCGAGTTCCTTATTTCCACTAGAAGCAATAGATACAAATTCCTTCATAACTCGCTCAATAGATTCATAAGCTGGACTTACAGTTTTATTCTTTGTAATTTTAGTTGTAAACATATATACAGGAATCAAAAGATCCCCATCAGGAGTTTCAACAAGAATTTTAATCGAACCACCAATAGATTCCTTTGGCGAACCATCTCTGGCTGTAAAAGAACCATACTTAATATCTGTTTCCGCAAGAATACCTTCAATAATTACAGTGTTGTTTGCTTTTCTGTACATCTTTTTTTCTCCTAAAATTTCTTTTGTTTTTGTTTGTGTTAGCTTTTATAGATTGAAAGAGGGAGTTCAAAACTAAACTCCCTCAAATCTATATTAGAAGGACAAAATTACTCTTCGTCGTCGGACGGAACGTAGTTCTTACCAGCCTCAGTCAGATTAACAATAGTAATCTTATGGCCATCCTCAGTCTTACCGCCATCTTCACGCTCTACGAACTCATGTCTAACGAGTGCATTGATGCAACCTGTAACGGCATTGATCTTCTCAAGACCAAGACCTACTCTGATAGCCTCAGTAGTTACAGAACCGCCGTTCTCCTTAATGAAATCATAAACTTTCTGTGTCTTCTCTGTCAACTTCATATGTTTTTCTCCTTTTATCCGCCGTTTAATTTATTTTTATTTTGTTTGAGTTGGGCGGCCAACCTTTATTTAAAGCCTTTTGGCTTTTATGCTAATATTATATCAGATTTCTGAAAAGGAGTCAAATTTTCAGATCTGTAGAATTTTATTCAAAATAAATAACTCTTTTTTCTGTATCAACAATGAACTCGCCAGAAAAACCCTTACATCCACAATCTGTTACAATCGTATAGCTTTCAATATCAACACCATTCTTTTCAGCCTTTGTGTAAAGTTCATTAAGCTGTTGTGCTAATTCTCCAACTGTCATAATTTAATTCTCCTTTCACTTTCTAAATATATTATACTTGAATTTTCAATACTTTTCAAATTTTAAAGTTTGCTTAATGTGATAACTTGCGCGCCATTTGAAAGTTTTAATGATTTAACACCTTGAGTGCCGCGAGACAAGGAAGGAATATCATTAAACTTTAAGCGGATCTGTGAAGATGTAGATACAACAAGAATATCATTCTCATTACCAACTGGTAAAAAGTCACATAAACTATTTGTGTTTTGAATCTTCACACCTTTAGTTGCGCGGCCTGTTACACGGAACTCGTCAATAGAAGTGCGCTTAATATATCCATCTGTTGATACAGAAATAATCTCTTTATCATTAGAATTTATAAGGCGCGCGCCAACGACATAATCTCCATTGTTTAACTTCATACCTTGAAC